TTTTACGATCTTGCCTTGCGCTTTCTTGTACGCTACAAATGCACCGTCTGGGCACTGCGATAGTAAAAATCCGGTATTTTCATTGTGGTTGGCACTTCTCAGGTTGGCACTTCTCAGGTTGGCACTTCTCAGGTCGGCACCGCTCAGGTCGGCACCGCTCAGGTCGGCACTTCTCAGGTCGGCACCGCTCAGGTCGGCATCGCTCAGGTTGGCACTTCTCAGGTTGGCACTTCTCAGGTCGGCACTGCTCAGGTTGGCACTTCTCAGGTTGGCACTTCTCAGGTCGGCACCGCTCAGGTCGGCACCGCTCAGGTCGGCACTTCTCAGGTCGGCACCGCTCAGGTCGGCATCGCTCAGGTTGGCACCGCTTAGGTTGGCACTTCTATTATTTGCTTCTGCTATTGTATTTTTAATAGAATTATTTTCACATTCTAATTCAAAAAGTAATGATCCGAAAATTGATTTAATTTTAATTTTTGTTTCCATTTTTGTTGGTTTATTGTTGGTTTGATTTACTTTTCGGATTTTACAAAAGTTCCATTTGCGTTTCGATTTCGGTGGAGTTTGGATTTCAAATTTACATTTGAATTTGAAAGAAGTACATTTAGATCTACATGATTTTTAATTTCGGATTTTAAGCCTTTAATCGTTAAATCCCTTGCAATAATCATTTGATCACGCAGGTTGATTTCTTTTTCAAGTTTTACAATGCGGGCTTTTGACTCCCTGGATAACGATTTTTCAATGATTAAAAAACACACGACAAGTAAAACGGTAGCAATAACATAGATAGTTGATGTCATAGGATTTGATTTTTTAATGATTAGTATTTGTTAATTGATTTTAGAATCTGATTTAACGGCTATCACACAGAAGATTGTGAATAGTGAGTATGTGATTATCGATAACATTAACATGGTTCTTGCTCTTTGTTGTAAAAGTCGTATTCTTCTTGTTCTCTAATTTTACAATCATCATGTATTTTATACTCTCCATCTAATAATGGTTATTTACAATAGCTGCAACGATATTCATAAAAAATTCTTGAGTTGCGTTTAGCTTCTTTTTTTTTCTGACGCCGTTATTGAGTACATAACTTTATTTTTTTTAATCCCCGTGAAGCACGATAGGGCAGTTATTGAGAATTAGATAAACTTTTCTAAATAAAAATCATTTTTGCGTAATCCGAAAGATAATAATAAATCCATTACGATAGAAATACCATGGTTTACGATAATAACATTCTTTTCTTTATCATAAGAAAAAGATGTTTTAGAATTGATTAAAAACATACCAATGTTATTAATTTGAGTTGAAAAGACTAATGTGCTCATAATACTATGTTTTAGTTGGTTTGTCTTATTGACCCTGTAAAAGTACAGTTTCAAAATGACATATGCAATTATTTAATGTTAAAAGATAAATATATTTTCAATAACATGAAAGATTTAACAAATTAAAGTTAGAATGGTGCTGAATTTACGACGTGGCGCAATTTTAAATTAGTTTCCGTGGTAAAAATTCTCTTTCCTTGTCTATTAACTTCTACGAACTTAATGTATTTCCTGACATTTTCAGTATTGGTAAGTAGCTGAATGTTTCCGATTTCGTAGCCCTTGCTTTCATCTATCCTGTCAATATGGAAACTATTCTTTTCAATACCCTTGCAATTTAAGTAGTTCGATTTAACACAAAATTCTTTGAATTGATCAATTGTTAAAGAAAATTCTTTTCCGCGTTCTTTTGCATGGTACTTTAGCGAAGTATAGGCGATGCGGATTGGGTTTGATTTCTTTTTCTGAATGTAATTACAGCGGGAGCATGTTTTACGATGCTTTTCTGACTCATTTTGATGGCACTTTATACACAACATAACTATAATTATTTAGAAACATAAGGCCGTGACTTATCATTGCACCTGGTGCGTCGTATGTTGGTCACGTGGGTTGCTTCAACGCCTTTGTACTTTAAGACGATTAGTTTTGCGAGCTGCGAGTCGGTAAGTCGGATAGCAGGATAATCTTTATAGATTTCCTCTGCCACGGAAGTGTACCAGGTCAAAGTGTCTTGCTTGATACCTTTTATCGATTCCATTTCATCTATCGATAATATTTTTTTTTGATTTTTCATTTTGGTTAATTATTATTTATTTTAGTTCTATTGGTCTCCATGAAATAACTTTTAGCCCACATTGTTGCTCAATTGAGAATAAAAACATCTCTTTTTCTTTTACAATCAACTTATCATGATCATAAAAAGTTTCTGATTTCGGGCTATCTTTCGTACCTGAAGCTAATACTTTTACCTGAACAATTTCATCGATTTCCGGAAGATCTTCATCAACCGGAATCCAACGTTGTGCAAGTGAAACACCGGCTTTAAATGAATTTAATTTACATCGACTTATTCCGCCATCTAGCGACATTGCATGAATACTTGCTGACTCTTTAATTGTTTTCATTCTTTCACAAAATAAAGTGGTTTATTACTAAGATTCTCCGGATCATTACCAAAACAGCAAGGGCGTGTTGGTAGTTGTTTTGTGATTGTAAGTTTTAGCTTGTTATCTCTATGAGTTGCAAAGCAAAGTCCTGTACATTCAAATAAACACCTAACACACGGTCTTATGTCGTTTGGGTTATTTACGCCCACTTCTTTTGCCAACACCTTAACTCCTTCAATTCTCCCGGTACATCCCGGAGCAATGAAAATTCTTTTATCTTTCATTCTATTTTTTAATTCGTTTCTTACTTTGTTTTGAAAATTCGTTTTTGATGTAAAATGCAATTATCGCCAACAATAGCAATGATGCAAAAATTAGAGGTGTGTAGTTTGTTCTCATGGTGTTTATTTATTACGTAATATCCAATTTTTACCGTTTAAATGACAACAATCTTTTGTCCTACAATAGGCTTTCCCGTTTTCTTCTAAATCCAAAGAAAAGTATAACCCGTTAATTTCTATTATTCTATATTTTTTACCAGGTGTTAAATAATTACAACATCCTTTCGGTGGTATGGCGAACTTTGGATTTTTAGCATTCATAATTTATTAATTTTAATTGTTTGTGGTTTGATTAATTAGTGAGACAAAAATATATCTTTAAACTAACATTACCAAAGAAGATATGTTAAAAGAATAATTTATTTTCAATTGATTAAAACGGAAATAGATTTTTACTTTCAACTTCCGGAGCTTCTTCTCCTACAAGCTCACCAATGGAGGACGCCTTTTGCCTGCACATTGAAATTGAGTAGTACGCCTTATTGCTTTCAAGTCTGCAGCTTGAGAATAATTCTGTCATCGCTTCTCCAACCGATTTTTTTTGCTCCCGGGTTGGTTCGTTCTTGAATAGACTACTTGATACTTTTTTTACTGTCGTATACGTTCCCGATCCGATCCCGAATAAGGAATCTGAATTAAGCAGTATTTCGTTCTTTATCTCATTGCAATCCTTGGTTGCTAATCCATCAACAAAATCAAAAGAATCGTACCACTTTTGCCAGTCACTTTCCGGGGTTGCGTTTGTGCAGAATTGCAACCATAAACTATAAATATCATCGAAACTTAATTGTTCCGGCTTTGCTTCTATATTAATGGCAAAAAATCTGCGCTCGCTATCATCCTGCACGAAATCAATTATATCATCATTGGAAGTGAAAAAATAAAAGCGTTTACACTTAATATTAATAACCTGTCTGAATTTTGGATTATAGTTACAGGAGCTTGAAGTTAATATCCTTTTTATTGCCCCATAAGATTTTTTAGTATCTTTCGGCATTGCTTCATCAAGTAGAACGGCATTGTACAGGGCTGCCAGGGGTAAATCGTGATCATTGTATGACATTTCAGTACTCAATGTACTTTCATATTTCCCGTAATAATCAAACTTATCCCCGTTCAGGATGGTAACTATTGCCCTGGCTATTGTAGTTTTACCCGTCTGTTTTGATTTGCTCCACAAATAAATGCATTTGTTCATCGATGGATTATGCCGATCATGTCTTACCTGACAAACATAATAGCGAAGTGCGTCAACCTCTTTTTCAGTGAATCCCCAAATTTTACGAATTTTTGAGACTGCTTCTAAATATTTTTTGTGATCCGGCTTTTCCTTAAATATCTTTGCCACATTTTCAGCAAGGTTGCGCCGGCAGATTACACCGTTCCAGCTTATATCTGCTATTGATTCTGCTTCACTTGCAATTTTTCCGGCCCGATCCAAGCGTTGACAATAATAAAAGAAGTTTGAGAGAACAGGAAAACTATCTATTTTCTTTTTGTCATAAAAAACCGGCTCGGATATACATTTGCGCATCGCTGTTACTATCGACTCATAAAGATACTCTTGTGAGCCCACATTTAAGCTCTCAGCCCATTTGTGAATCCCACCGATATAAACTATATCTATAATCTCAGAGCTCGGCAAATCGTTTAGTCTATTGCCGTTTCGGATGAATACATCTTTGTGAGTTTCTTCGGGGTATGCATCCCAACACATCAACTCATTTACTTTTGATAATATGGTATTTTCCTTTAAATTCTGTTTTTGTTTCTGTGGTGCCGAAAAATCAAATACTTCTACTTCTACTTCTACCTCATCAATCATAAGTTTAAATTTAAAGGTTTAACTTTGACTCCGTTACCGTCCATATTATCGATGTATACTTCCATTGCTCCGAATGTTCCAAAGTTTTGATTGGCTCTAAGGTTTGCAATTCCGACTATTGGACTATCGGTATAATTCTCATCTATAGGATAGTAAATCAGTATTCCATTTGCTTTAAATCCTATTGCTTTATCATATTTAGATACTGCGTAATTTACAAAAGATTGATGTTGAATGCTCGTATTTTTGAGAAGTACGGGTAGAACATCATTTTTTAGAAAAAGTATTTCGTTTTGCATCATCTGAAAGGCATACTCTTTGTCCGGAGATATAGTTGATAAATACTTTTCTTTCCCGGCTATGAGTTTTTTCAACTTCATAACCTCTAAACTGTCGTAGTTGCTCATTATATGTTATATTTTAAAATAAGGTTAATTGACTTTCGTAAATTCTAAAGCGTTCTAAGGCACTTTTAAAGTAGTCTTGATCTAACTCCAATATGGTTAAGTTTCTGCGCTCCATGTGGCAAGCTATGGCGTTGGACATACTTCCACCAAAACAATCGAGGATAGTATCTGTTGGTTTGGTGTAGTTTTGAATAATCCAACGGTATAGATCAATGGGCTTTTGGGTGACGTGTATTCTATCTAATTGATTTGGACTTAATTTATAAATTCCATTTTTCAAATTAGTAAAAGCAATTTCAGCCTCTGAAAAATCACGCCCTAAAAGAGTCTCGCCTTTATCCCATATTATACCATCGTATTTTTTAAAATCAACTACTCTTTTAAGTTTTGGATTATAAATAGTCGACCATTCAAAATAATTACCACCAAAAATAATGTAATTATCTGCAGTTAATTTACACAAATTAAACCAACTTAAATCAGGAGTCCAATTATCCCATGATTGTATTTTATTCGGTTTTATGGTTTTTCTTCCTCCCATATTCATTTTTGTAACTCCTATCCCGTACGGTGGGTCACTCAAATTCAAATCAAACTCATTATCTTTCAATCCTGCCATAAACTCATTGCAGTCCCCTTGTAAGAATCGAATACTCCTATCGTTTGAAAAGTATTCTGTATCGCTAATTTTTATCATGATATAATAATTTAACAATATGCGAAACCTCTATCTTTTCTAAACCCTTGAAATAAATTAAACGAATAACTTACATATCTTAAATTATCTTTCCTATTATTCGATCTATTGCCGTCAATATGATCTACGACCATGCGCTTTTTTAATTTTAGTCTTTTTATTTTTGTGTTAAGTACAAAATTTTCTGCAACTATTTGATGAATATATACTACTCTCAATGTTCCATGTTTACCAGTAAGTGTAGTTTTTGTATACCCTTCCAGATCAGAACTACAATTAAGTATTTTTTCATTTTTACACTTAAAACTTTTAATCCTTCCAAAATTACTAACCTGATAAATTCCCCTGTACCCGGGTGTATCTTTCCAAATCTCGTTTTCAATCATATCATTTTTTTAAAATTTTTATAATTAGTTTTGCCAAAAAATACTACAGCTTTATAAACGTAGTATTTAATAGCTTTCTCGTTTCTACCTTACCATCTTTAATCCAATTATAAACAGTTGCAACGGTTACATCACAATATTCCGCATAGTCGGGGATAGACAGATATACATTTCCAGATATATTAACTTTATTCATTTTCAAATTTTTAATGTAAAAAATTACCATCTATTCAAATGGCTAAACTATTCTATAACAATACTCCTTTTGGCTTAATCCTAAAGGCGATGCAAATATAAGACAATTTTATAACATTAGTACTATTTCTCCGCTTATTTTTTAAAAATAGTTATGAACACCCCGAAAAATATTATTTTCTTCATAATAATATGTTAATAATATTAGTTAATAATATTGTAAAATGCTAATTATCAGATAAAATTTTAGTTAATATTATTTATTATTTGCATTATAAAAATAATATTCCGATCAAAACCCACATACATTATTCATTTAAATTACCACTATTAAAATAATTTTGTACATTTGCATTTAAATAAATCTACCTAAATGGCTTATACAGTAAAGCAAAAGCAAAAGATATTCAATGAAATATGTGATAAAGTTGTTAATAATAAAACATCTTTTAACAAAGCAATTGAAGAAAGCGAAATAAATCTAATGACTTTTTATAGATGGTTAACGAAAAGTGACCCATTTAAAGAGCGTTATAAGTACGCACGTGACATTAGGGCTGATGTGTTATTCGAAGAAATTATAGATATTGCAGATACCACCGAAGAGGGTACAAAGACAAAAGATACCCCGAAAGGATTAATAACCGAAACCGGAGACATGACAGAACATAGGCGACTAAAAATAGATGCTCGTAAATGGGTTGCCTCAAGAATGAATCCGAAGAAATACGGAAATACCCCAATATCTGAAAATGACGGAACCGACAATGAAATTACTATTAAAATTGTCGAATAATGCAAATTAATGTTATAAAAAAGTATAGAGATTTTTTTGAAGCAACAAAAAACGAACCCCTTGTCATAATCCAGGGGTCTAAACGATCCGGAAAAACATTCTCCATCCTCCAACATAACGGAATTGATTTCTTATCCACCAATTTTAAGAAGTTTCAAATGTTTTCAGAGTCCCCAAAGCAACAAAACTTTGGTTTAATGTCTGATTTTAAACAAATATTTAACCCAATTTTACATAAAATTAAGGTTAACGAGACGAGAAAAACTTTCCAATACAAAAATAACGAGCTCGCCTTTATAAATATCGCTGATAATACCAACGCAAACAACATAGCCAACTCCCTGGGGGCGTGTGATATTCGCTATATTAACGAATGCAACACATTTTCAAAAGATACGGTTGAGAAATTAATGATTAACAACCGGGGTCAAATGTTTTTTGACTACAACCCGTACCGTGAATTTTGGATTAACGACCTAATAACTGAAACAAACTTTCTGAAAACCACCTGGAAAGATAACCCCTTCCTAACCACTAATCAAATTAACTTATTCCTGGAGTGGACAAAGAAAGGACAAGCATCTGAAATAGGCTCCTATGATTATTGGCGATGGCAGGTGATGTGTGAAGGCATATTTGCAGAGATAACCGGGGAGATATTCACAACGGAAAACATACACTTTACAAGCGTTAAGCCAATAGGTCTTCATAACTACATTATCTTTGCTGACCCGTCTAATGCTAAGGGTGGTGATAATTTTGCGCTTACATTGACTGCTACCGATATGAGCGGTAACGTTTATTTAATTGATAGTATATCGAGAAATAAAATTGAAAAGGTATTATTAGCCGAAAAAATTAAAGAGTGGCAAAGAGATTATCCGGTGATCAGAACATTTATCGAAACTAATGGTCAAATTGGGTTAAAGTTCTATAATGACTGTGTATCATCTCAAATACCAGTAGATAGTTGGAACAGCCGGGCGGATAAATTTGAGCGAATCATGGCTAACTTTGATGTATTAACACAAAAATTATTCATAATTGATACCCCACAGAACCGAGAATACGCAAATCAGATCTATATATTTAAGATTGATTGTGAAAGGGATGACAATATCGACTGTCTTAACAATGCGATCATGGCATATATTTTAGTTTTTGGTGAATTAAAAATACTTTTTTGATAAAATTATGATTGTAATAAAAATATAACTATATTTGCAACGAAAACAATCTATAACAATGGCAATATTTAACTTTTCATTCGGAAATAAAAGAACACCAAGCCAATTCGAGCTTGGTAGATCCGGAAATTTAGCTAATCATTTTTATGGAACTGGCATCGGATATGTTATAGATGAGTTCAATTTATACTCTCAAATCAAAGATTATCGAACCGATCTACTAAATGGTACTAATTGGAGATCAACAGACCTAATCAACGCTACCAACTTTCAATATATTCAATTCTTAAAAGTGTTATCAAAATATTCAAGCGCAGCCCTAAACGATTATTTAAAGGTTGGACTTGCTGTGTTTGCAAGAATAGATGGGGTTATTTATTATGTATCGTATAGAAATTATACTAAGACAATTGATAAGATAATAATTAATGGCTATCCAAATGCGGAAATATTCAGGTTTGACGAGCCTAATGTTTATTGCGGAGAAAATACTATCTATTGGAAGTGCGAGCCATACCAACGACTCTATAACATAGCCCTGAGTTGCCAAAAAAACGGCATGAGTAAGAGCGGGTTTGTTAGCATAATATCTCCAAAAACGCCAAGTGGTTCTCCTGTTTTCTCAACACTGAAAAATGATGAAATCGAAGAAATGGAAAAGCGTTTATCCGAAAAACACGGGGTTTCGACAAACGAGCAAAGCAACATGCTTATATTTAAGAGAGAAGTAGATGTTAAAACAATAACATTTGACTCGACGAAGCTCGGAATACTTGACACTAAACGAATTTGTGAAGAATTTATGTGTTCAAAACTGGGTGTTCCGTTTGTTTTACTTCCATCTTCCGGGCAAACATTTGCAAATTATGAAGAAGCAAATAAAATACTGTATGAGAATCACTCGAAATATTGTGAAAGTTTTTGTAAGTTCGTTAAAAGTGAAATAGGTTTGGACATTGACTATAAAACAATTGCCGAAGAAGATAAAGGGATTGATCAATCGCAAAATATTTCGTTAAACGGTGCTCAAATATCTAGTCTACTTGAGATTTTGGCGAGCGTGTCAGGTGGATTAATAACCCCATCATCTGCAATTGAAATAATAATTAGCGCAATCCCTCAAATATCGAAGGATCAGGCAAAATTAATATTACAAGGTGTTAATATTGGGGTTAGCGAGGCGGTAAACGCAACTCCAGAACAGCAAATTTAAAGAGATGGTAAAAGAACTTAACATATTTGGTGATATTGTTTCTTGCATTGAGAATGTAGGTGAGGTTTCTCCGTCGCTTGTTAAAGATCAAATTGGTTCATTATCATCGGGTGATGAATTAATAGTTAATATTGATTGTTACGGAGGTGAGGTGTTCGCATCGGTGGCAATTCGGGCTATAATTAAAAACTCCCAGGCAACAAAAACATTTAACATACTTGGAATTTGTGCAAGTGCGGCCAATTTGTTGTTTGATGAAAATGATATTGTTAACATTTCAAAAGGCGCAATGGTAATGAACCATAAGCCGGCAGGCGGATTGAATGGAACGGCTACCGAAATGAGAAGTCAGGCGGATATGTTAGATAAGATCGAAAATGATATTCTACTTAAAAATTTAGTTGCCCGCTCCGGAAAGCCAATCGAGGAACTTAGAACTTTAATATCGAATGAGTGGTGGTTAACATCCGATGAAGCTATTTTTAATTTGGGATTTGTTGGGTTAAATTCTTTTGCAGTAATGAACCATGCAAAAACAAAACAGGAAAATATTTACAAAAATTACATAGAAAAGAAAAAAGCGTTGAACGTCAACGCATTTAAACAATTTACTAATTTTAAAAAACAATTACACAAATGAAAGAAATTCTTTTAAATTTGTTGGCGTTAACAATGACGGCTTTAACGCAGGGCGGAGGAGAAATCCCACCCGAATTACAATCTGAAATCGATGCTTTGACCGCATCAATCAACGCAATGGGCGAAGGTGCAAATCCTGATCAGGCAGGAGATCAAGCCGCAACAAACGAACTGTTGCAGAAAATGACTGATCTTGCTGAAAAGATTAAGGACAATGCCGAAAAATCAAAGGTGAGTAATAAGATTACAGATGCAAAAGTTGCAGCCGTAAATGTTGCCATCCGTAATTTTGAGACCAAACAAAAAAACTTAGGTTCCGGGGAAGCAAAAGCAAAGAATATGAATTTTGATGCCATGGTTAAAAACAATGGTAGACTTAGAGTTTTTAACGCAAACAACGGAACGTTCACAAAAACCATCGAGGAAGAGTTTAGCTTTTCTCAAAAGTTGCGTAACTCCGGTATGCTTGCTGGTCTGAAAGAAATGAATCAGGCAGAAGGTACAAATCAAATTATTTGGACGGAAGGCACAAGGGGTGCAAACGTCGCTGCCATCGTTGCCATTGGTGCTGATAAACCTTTCAAAACAAACACTACTGCAAACAGTACGTTAGCATTGTCTACTTTAGCTCAGGGTGTAACTGTTCCGGTTCAACTTTTGAAAGCAATCAATGGCGTTCAATCTCTTTACGAAGATGATTTGAAAGGAGATATTGAGGATAAAATATCTCTACAGGTTGCCGGGGTTTTAGCTACTGCAAACAATCCTATCGTTACAACTGCAAAAGTAAATGTTGGAACTCCAACGATTGCCGATGTAATTGAAGTTGCTTACTGGCAATTACGTCAATATGCACAGGGTAAAACTATCCACATTGCAATTTCGAGTGAACAACAAAAGGCATTAAACCTTTTGAAAGATGCAAACGAAAATAAATTGGCTAAAATTTCTTATCCTGATTTGTTAATTGAAAACTTTATCGCTGATGCAACTTATACATCTGATAAGATTTTCGGATGGGTCGATGCTTTATCGGTTCGTTTTTATAACGATGGCTTATGGGTTGGATCAGATGAGTTAAACGGTCGTGGTGTTTCCGGTGATAACTTCAAGAAAAATCAAATCAGCATTTTGGCTGAATACCTGAATGAAGGTATTGTTATTCGTGGAACAGACATTGTTACTACTATTTACGATTCGATAGCCGGGATTATTACAGACCTGACTCCAGCGTGATAAACTAACGGGAAGTGTAAAAGCTCCCCGTTTAAAAGTAAAATTATGAAAATCGAAATAATTAAACCATTTAGACTCCTTGAATTTGGCAAACAACTTGACATAGATATGGAGTATTCCGCTATATTAATCAAAAAAGGCTTTGCAAAAAGTCTTGAAAGTGTTGAAGAAGTTGATAAAGAGGAAGAAAAACCTAAAAAGAAAAAAGAAGAATCTAAATAATTCTGTTTTGTTGTTGGTTTATTGATTTATTGATTTTGTTGTTTGGTTTCGGAAGGGTGGTTAATCGCCACCCTTCTTTTTAATAAATATTGCGGGGTATTGTAAAGGTAACATGCAAGTCTCATAAGCTTGCGTTTCAGTTCGAGTCTGGCGACCGCAACAAAACAAAATTTAAAATTATGGCAATTCCAATCGTAACGGCTACATCTTTAATCGCAAAAGGATATCCGGTATCAACTCTGAAAAGCGAAGGACAAATAACACTTGCAGATTCTGACATTAAAGATGCATACTTTCCATCTACCGAATTATTCGCAGACGAGAAAACAGTTGACTTGCTACATGCTCTTGTTTACTCTTTGCTGTTGCGTAGGAAAATAGTATTAACCCGTTACGGATCGGTCGAAAAAAATCTCGCCTATTCAGTGCGGGCGGAGGAGGATGCAATCACGTCCGAAATACGTGGGTATTGTGCATCGAGGTTAGAAAAGTATTATTTAACAATTAATATTCCTAACCCTATAAAACCGTATTTTGATTACTATCTTAATTTAACTATCTATCCTCCATTGAATAAATTTGAATACGATGATATTTTGAAAATTTATGATATATTTTTAAGATGAAGCTAAAAGCAAATGATAGCACAAAAAAACTTTTCCAGGCGCTCGGGCGTGGATTAATTAAACAAGAAGATATTATAAATCTTGTTGAATCCCGAAAAATTGAACTCGGAAAACATCTTTATTGGACACTCGATCAATTTGCAACGATTACACAATTAGCAAATGATATTGAAATTGTGCGTTATCTTTTGAAAATTGAAAAAGATAAATTATCTTTGCTAAACAAAATATTATTTAAAACTAATCCGCTAAAGATTAATGTTAAAAAGTATCTTGAAACTTTGAAATTTGCGAAGGATGGAGTTAAAGATATTACTGATGCAATTTCAAATATTAAACAACCCGAACTTTCGGATGATCAAAAGAATGCAGGATTTGGAAAGCTAAATTTCGGTGATTTAGGGATGGCAAGGACGGTGGGATCATTTGAAGGTATCGGAACGTTAAAAGCTTATGATTTACCGATGCACTTAGTAATTCAATCGATCGACCAGAATGCAGCAATTAAACGTTGTGAAAAAGCACACCAAGACATAATGAAGGAAAATAGTAAGAAAAAAAATAACAAATGAAAAAAGCAGTAACCATTGTCAATTCCGAAATAGTTGTTTATTCTGCACTATCCGCCCCGCTTTCAATTGATCCTGCTTTAGATGGTGGTATAAAATTAGACATACTTGAAACACTTAATAATAAAGCCGGTAACATTCCGTATCTAAAACTCTCAATTGCTCCATCCGAAAATATGCCAGATTCGACTGTTGGTATGGATGGCGAATACTTCATATTAATATCTGCTAATTGCAGCGTATTTGCTAAATTATCAGGAGCATGGAATGTTGTTGATAAGTCAAATGATATGTTTTTCTTTCACAATACAGATGATGGAAAGCGGAATTATTACGCACTGAGTGACGATTTAGTAAATACTACCCTTGTCCATACAATTGATTTTGGTAATCCAGGCGGTGAATCAATTAAATACACACTTCAAACTTTAACCACTCCACAAAAATCACAGGCTCGCATAAATATTGATGCAGCATCTCAATCATATATTGATAATGCTATTGCAGCTTTAAAAAATAGCGGTGCAATCGGGGCATCTGTTGCCGGTTCAATTATGCCATGGATGGGATTAACAACTACAATTCCGCAAGATTGGGCTATTATACCATCTGTTCAGACGTGGTACCTAAAATCGGCTTACAATCAATTATATGTCGCTTTAGGGTCTGAAGCCAATCCTTGGGGTATAACTGCAGATTCATTTTCAATTCCATATATTGCACCAGGATCATCTATAATTCAGCAAGGAACTGGATTTATTAATAGGTCTATCGGGGGAACAAAAGATGAAACTTTAACGATTGAAAAAATACCGGCACATAGTTTTAAAACAGTCGTAAATGCTCCACGGGGTGGAAACGGAACATTAGCAACATCTCCGATTGACAGATCAATCGCAACCGAAGCCACAGGAAATGTTCAGGACGATGACAATAACGCATATAAACTGTATGCTGCAAATTCGGGAGCCGTTCCAACGCTTGGAAAAACTGATAGTTTAGGTGGTGGGCAAGCTCACAATAATATGCCCCCTTATATTGCTTCGTATTGGATTATTAAGTTAAAAAATACAGGTGGAAGCTTTACCGCTTTGATAAATGAAAATGGACACCTAATATTAACTTTTGACGATGGAAGTACTCAAGATGCTGGATCTGTAGTTTCTGCAAATCCCACTTATATTTTATCGGTTACTGAAGCATCGGCAAGGGTAGACATACCAATCCCTGCTAATACTTACATACGAGATATTAACGTTTTCAAAGTTTCAGGTAATCCAATAATAAACATCCCCGGAATAAATACAGGAGATATGACCGGAGAAGATATTTACCCGTGTTCTGCTAATCTACATTTAACAAACGCAGGTAATTTACAGGTAAACGTATCTGGCGGAGTTGTTAAAATTCAAATCATAAAGTATAACATATGATTACGTTAATTTACCTTTATCAAAGGAAAATATATCTGATATTCAAATACTTATACATCACAATATTTTTAATGTCAACTTTTACAGCACAAAAAGAAATGTTTAAAATAATCAAACAACTTATTAAATCATGAAAAAAGCTATTTTATTTTTATTGGTATTTATTTCTATCTTGTCAATGGGGCAGGCTCCCCAACGATTCAATAAGGTAATCGTAACGGGTGATATTACATCTCCTAAATTTATTCGCACAGGATCTACGGTCGACAGCGTATTGCTTGGTAATGGTTCTGCACGGGCGGTTGCATCTATTAAAACTGATACTGCAAGTTTGTCGAATCGAATAAACACCAAAGAACCTGCAAACTCAAACATACAGGCTCACATTTCAAGTACTTCAAATCCTCATTCTGTGACCAAATCGCAGGTTGGATTGGGAAGCGTGGACAATACATCCGATACAAACAAACCTATCAGTACGGCTACTCAAACGGCTTTAAATGGGAAGCAGGCGGCAGGAACTTACTCTACGGACATCCATTCAAATATTACTGCTTTAAATGCAGTATCAGGAACAAATACTGGAGACGAAACATTAACATCTATTAAGACAAAATTAGGCGCTGCAAGTTCTTCAAATTCGGGCTACCTATTAAATACTGATTGGTCAACATTTAATGGAAAACAAAACGCTTTGACTTTTGGAAATCTAACAAGTTCAGTGGCGAGTATGTCGGTAGCAGGTGGAACAGGGGCTGTTATTGGAAGTGGGGTACAATTAAGTATTCCAAACGCAAGTACATCGACCGATGGTATATTAACGGCAGCGAATTTTAATGTATTTAACAATAAACAACCACCGGGAAGTTATTTAACATCTCTTACGGGGGCTGTATTACTAAACCCATCATCCGCTCAAAGTGGTAGTATCAATTTAACAGGTTCAGCCACTTTTTCATCAGCTGTCCAAACAACAGGGATTACCCCAACAAACCTAACAACAAATTACATCCCTATGAAAAGTAGTGGGGTGTTGATTGATAGTCCATTGTCTATAGTAAGTGGAATTACAACTATTACAACAGGAAATCAAGCGTCTTCAAGGTTTAATATTATAAATACATCTGGTCATGGCTTTTCTTTAGTTGCTGGTCAAACAAATGAAAGTCAGGATGGATTTAGTATATATGATACAAGTTTAGGTACCACAAGACTTACAATTACAAGTGGTGGAAACGTTGGAATAGGCTACTCCTCAGGAACTGAAATAACTAATAATAAGTTGGCGGTGAATGGTAAATCCTACTTTAACGATATGGTAAACATCGGATATGCTTTTGATAATCCGGATTTAACAGGAAATCAATTAGCAGTAAACGGAAATATATACTCATCTAACATAATTCATTCGGAAGGGCAAATGATAAGTGATGATTTAATTACAGGACTTGGAGATATTAAGGCTTATGGGAATTTTATAAAGAATGGAGGTACATCATCCCAATTTTTAAAAGCCGATGGGAGTGTGGATTCAAATACTTACATTAATGTGAGTGACATATTGTCTGGTTTTTTTTCTGGAGTAGGAGTTACAGCTACAATATCTGGGGCAACTGTTACCGTGTACACAGTATCGATAGGAGGAACAATGCCGAACACGTCATATAAAGTAAGTGTAACCCCAACATCAATTATCGGGGGGTCTGCTGCGCATTATGTTTCAAATAAAACGACTACCACGTTTGATTTCATTTTAGTAGGAGGGATATTCGGAAATATAACACTGGACTGGGTGGTATTTAAATAATTATTAAATTAATCAGCCGAAAGGCATAAAACAAAAACAAAATGAAAACAGTAACAAGTACATTCCTTTCTTTAAATTTTAGAGATTTATTGAAAGCATTAATCATCGCAGTTTTAACACCTGTTATCCCAATTATTCAAAATAGTTTGAGTGCCGGGGTATTAACTTTTGATTGGAAAAATATTACAATAGCTGCAGTGGGTGGGGCTTTTGCGTATTTAGTTAAAAACTTTTTGACTCCATCGCAGATTATTATCACCGATGTCAATGCTGTAACTAAGGCGAAAGCTGAAGCTGCAAAATAAAATAAGTGCCCGCTTGAAATATAGCGGGCTATTTTTAATTTGTTAAATTAATTGTTATGTTGGGGATAAACGATTGGATTGCAATTTTAATAGCATTTTTTACGAACCTTGGCGCTGCCTATGCTTTTTTTGAAAATCAAAAACGAAAGCAGACTGAATTTGAACTAAACATGAATATTGAGATTGCAAAGCTAAATGAGAAGTACGTTGCACTAAACAAGGAAGTTTCAGAACATAAGGATGGCAATGAAAAATCATTTGATAAAATTGAATCCCTGGTTATGGATAACACAAAAAACAACAGGGAGGACCATGGAAAGCTATTCGATAAACTTGAAAAAGTTTCAAGCGACTTTGTGATTGCAACAAGGGTTTTAATTGGTAATACAAAATAAAATGACACGAGCCGAAAAATTTATACCGAAAATACTATTTAATGAGGGTGGCGATAAAGTGACCAACGATCCAAACGATTCAGGAGGGTTGACAAAGTACGGAATTTCTCAAAAATCCTTTCCAAATGTCGACATAAAAAATCTAACTGAGGCAAAAGCTATTGAAATCTATAAATCAATTTATTTCGATCCATGCAAAATAGATTTAATAGGCGATGAATTACTCGCACTTCATGTTTTTGATTTTGCTGTAAATTCAGGAAATAGTAGGTCCATAAAAATACTTCAAAAAGTAATAGGAGTTGAAGCCGATGGGGCGTTTGGAAAAGATACTTTATTGGCAGTAAATACGGGATCTCATGTAGAAGCATTTAAACAGGCTCGTATTGATTTTTATAAATTAATTGGAACAGGTAAAAATGCAAAGTTTTTAAAAGGATGGATTAACCGGGTAAACAATTTAAAATTATGAGAAATTTAATAAAACGTTGTTGGTGGATTTTGATTCCGATAACATTTGGATTTTTGCTGTTTACTTTTTCATGCAGGACGATCTATGTTGATCGTCCATATTACGTCACACAGAACGACTCTATTCAATTAATTGACACGGCAATACTAATTCACCACGATACTATAAAAAGTACCGTGGTAGTACCTATTAAGAATAAATTGGCTATTATAGACACTAAGTTTCTATTTTCGAAAGCTTGGATTTTTAATGACAGCTTATTTTTATCGGCAAATCTTAAAAATAATGTCGATACAGTTAAAATAAAGAATACGATTAGGACTATAACCAATACCCCTGCACCAATAATCATCACTAAGACGGAAAAAGTTTATACGCATTCAGATCGATTCTTGGAAAATTGGATGTATGGATCGGGGTGGGTGTTGTGGGGTATTATTTTGCTCGCTGCTATAACTTTTATTATAAAATTTTTGATTAAGATTAAAATTTTGTAAATTTGAACCATGAACGCAAAAGAAGTCTACAATTTATTGGCAACCAAATACGATAACCATTACTTCGGAAGCTACGAGGAGTTGAATATTATTTTAGACTCGGCAACATATCCTTGCATTGTGGTAATTCCTGTTAGTAAGCAAATTTCATTCGTTGCGGACAGATTTAGAGTTGTCGAGACTATCGTAGTAGCTTCTTTATCTATAATGGAGCTTGATTTTTCCACGTCAGCCATTTATGACACCGTTAAATCAATGGAAGTCGACCTAATGAAAAAGATTTATCCGTTTCAAAATCAAATTAAAAGTTACCAAGTGCTTTCGGAGTTAAATAAGTTCGATGCAAACGTGGCTTTCGCTGCTTTTGCTTTGGACATCGTAAACGATCCAATTTGTAGCAACACATGAGAACACTAACCAACCCCAACGGATTAAATATAATTGCATACGTTCCAGAACTAGTAGGTTCGATGTTCGATGAAGAATTATTTGTTGAAATAATTGACCCGTCAGGATTATACATCAATGGCTCGTACTTCAATGTAACGATAAACGACGTAATCATTCCGATTTTAATGTGGAACGGTAAAGGGCGTTATTATTTTGATGCGTTAACTTTTAATGACTTTACAAAAGCAGTTGTACATATCGAAATTACAGATCCGTTTTATTGGGCTTTCGATTTATTTCCTAAAAAATCAATAGGGGATATTTTAACCATGCAAACATCACTACTCCCGTTTTGGAATGGTGATAATATTTTTTCTGCTACCTACGATGTTGACATATTTAAGCTTATCGATGGATCGGGCGTAAAAATAACACTTCCAAGGAACATGAAAAATACTGTTTCGGGTGTTGAAAAATATCTATCCGGCTCAAAAGGCGCTTACACCGAAGAATACACTGAGGAATACATGATACCATCATCCGGATATTACATCGAAAGTCGAAAGGTATGCCCGGATCATGTATTTTTTAGTTGGGTCGATGATGATGGGTATTGGCGTTCGTGGTATTTCAAGCTTGCAGAAACGAAAGTGAGCTCAAAAGGGGTAACCGTTGACTTGATTAAAAATTATTCTGCATCCGGCAATGAACGCATAAACAAAATTGATCAAAAAAAGAATACTATATCAAGAATTTTCACATCAGGAAATGAAAATAAAGATGTTCTTTCAATTTTAAACAGCATAAAATCAAGCTCGTACGTTTTTATGAACTCTGAACGTGTAAATGTTAAAAGCGAAGACACAACAGACTTCAAGGATATTGACGAATTTATTTTTACAGTTACAAACGAAACAAAAACAGCTATTTAATGGTACGATTAAATTTAGAGGGTATTTGGATTGACTTGGACAATCAAGAATTTGAGTTGAAATGGAAACATCCTATTCAAAATTCTTTGAAAGGTGAATCATCTACATACTCGACTGATATAACCGCAGCATTAACAGAGAATAACCGTGAAGCTTCCGACTATAAGGTGTTTTCAGACTCCGCAAAGACAAATAAATACTTGTATGGAGCTTTATACGTAAATGGAACTTCAATGCGTGTGAGGGCTTATATTAAAGAGTTTTCCCCAACATCAATTAAGTTCTACCTGGAGCAATTCAGGAGTGGTGGGGTATCAAATTTGTTGAAAGACACTACGAATATATGTGATATTTATTTACCAGAAATTCAGAATAAAACTAAGCAGGATGTTTTGTTAAATGTTCAAGATGGATCGCTGTATAATTACTCTTTTGTTCCGGGTACCAATGCACCTAATATTTTTCATGGAGTTTTTGCTAATGGAAGACCAAATATTTATGCAGAAAATTTAATTCAGCAACTCGCATTATTTTACGGTGTAACTTTGAATAATGCACCGGATAACTACTTAGTGTATTCAAATCAATGGAAAAGACGCACTAACTCACTTGCTTATACCTCACCGGTAAGCAGGAATTACAACACGGGGGGCTCAAATCCGCGGAATCACGATATTGATTTAGGTGTATCAGTTCAAACGGAAGGAATTTTTATAAACGGGTTATCGATAACATCTACATCCCCGTTTAAACTTTTTATTAACGTAACTTCAAACAATTCCAGTCAGCCATATATCAGCTTTTATTCTAAGGATTCGCTTGGTGTTTATTCGATAATAGGAACTTCGCCACTAAGGGACGTTTCAGACCATTTTTTATTGGAATCTAAAATACTTCCTGCTGGTGTTTATTCAATCGGGGTGTTCGTGGAAGCATACGTACAATTCAGCATTTCAGTCGAAGCTATGGCTTGTTATACTGAACTTGAGAAAGAGACTGCAGGATTTAGTGATTATGCGGATTTCGGATTAACCGGGCTTTACCCTTGCTGGCAGAACCTACCGAAAGTTACCGCTAAAAGTATGATCGAAACCATTGCGCTGTGTTCTGGGAAGATGGTTGAATACCTCGATAATGCAATAAATTTCATCGATTTTAAAGATATATTCGACTGGCATAATGCAATTGACGTATCAGATAAATTAATTGGATGGAAAACAAAATCTTTCCGATTCCTTGACTCAAATAATGCTACTGTTAGTTATGCAGATAGCAAGGTTATAGCCACTGTCTTAATCAACGATGAAACATTACCCATTGGGACGAATAACGTAGCTACAATCGATGCTATTCGCATACAGGACGATAATGGATCTGAGAGAGTAACAGATAAAATGGTGTTACAACAAACTCCGGACGGACATTTCGAAATAATAAATAAATTAGCCGATATTTATGCACCGGTAATTAATCCAAAATTATTTGAAGCTGATTTTATTTATTTCCCTGATAATAAAAAGCCTTTATTAATTCGTCAATTGGGTGGTATTTATATTGCACTTGAAAGCATAATGACAACAAAAAATACTATTACCTTAAAATTGCTAAAATTAAGATGATATGGCAAGCGATTTACAAATACGAACCAAATTAACAATTGAAAGCCGTTTTGATAAAAATAAAATAGATGGACTCCCTCGTATCGGTCAGTATGCTGTTGAAAAAATTAGGGAACAAATCATCGCAAAGAAGATTACAGCGACCGGACGGACTCAACAGTCACTTAGGTATTCAGTCGACGGAGAAAAAGAGCTTAGAATTATAGCTGATGCAGGAAATCGGGCTCCAATTTCAACATTACAATACGGAAGAGAACCCGGAAAGATGCCACCTATCACAAGTATTAAAGAATGGATAGAAGCAAAGAGAATAGCTTATAAGTCAATAGCATATATTCGCCAACCATCTATTAATTGGAAGCCAAAATATACACCACAAGAAAGAGGGCTTAATTCCGTAGCATGGGCTATAGCATTTAAGATAAAGAAACTTGGCACAAATCGTCGTATCAACCCAGATACGACGGTATATTCTCCGGTACTTAACGAAGTTATAGAACTTTTCACTACTTTTATAGCGAATAAAACACAAGATCAAATAATAAAAGCATTAATAAAATGAAAATAATCAATTATTTTAAACAGAAATACTCCGATGCAAAGGATATAGTACTACTTTTCCTTCTTACAAAGAAATTAAAGAGAGCTAAAAAAGAGCAAAATATAATGATTGATAAAGTTAATTCGCTATGGCAGTAAATGAGGAGGTATTACTCGATATTAAGGTTCAAAATCAGGATGCCTTAAACAATATAGAAAAGCTATCTGCTGCGAACGATAAGCTAAAAGGCACTCTTTTGGACATAAAAAAAGCGGTTGAGGCTGGACAAATAACAGATAAAGATGCTGCATCTACAAGGGCGGTACTAAATGCTCAAATCAAAGAAAATACATCCGGTATTCGTGAAAATTCGAAAGAGATAAAAACAAATGCTGCAAGCGTTGCATCTGCCGGGGACTCAATTAATGGAATGAGGGTAAGGGTTACGGATTTACAAAAGTCTTATAATTCGTTATCTGCATCAGCTCGTGAGGGATCGGTTGGGAGGGCTATTTCTGCCGAAATGCTGCAATTAAATACAAATGTAAATAAAGCAAATTTATCGGTCGGAAATTTTAAAGATAATATCGGAAATTATGCCGGTACGCTTGGAATGCTTCCAAAACCCATACAAGATATTGCATCTTCGGCAGAACAAACATTAGGTATATTTTCAAAAGGCTTCGGAGGGTTAAAATCTGCTACCGATGAATATATTGCAAGCATCGCACTGCAAAAAGAAGCACAGGCGGCAGCAATAATAGCAGATGAAGCCGCAACCTCCGCAGAACTTGAATTGTCTATTGCTAAGGCTGCCGGAACTGCAACATCCGAACAAGCTGCTGCTGCTGATAGTTTACGAGCTACGGCCACTGCTGCTGCAACCGTGGCAACTGAAACGGGAACAGGTGCAATGAAGCTATTCAAGGTTGCGCTTGCATCTACAGGGATCGGATTAATTGTAATTGCGCTCGGAGCTTTGGTATCTTATTTTACATCGACTAATGAGGGTGCTAAACAATTTCAAAGGGTTATGTCCGGGGTTAATGCCGTTATTCAGGAAGGTGTTAAATTTATGGGGTCACTCGGTAAGTTGATTGTTGATGTTTTAACAGGAAATGTAAAAGAACTTGGAAACGATGTAAAAAATATTGGCGACAATTGGAAAAATGCAAGCGGAAATATAGAAAAAAATTACGAATTAGGTAATAAGATTGCAGATCAGAGACAAAAACTAACAAAGGCAGAAAGGGAGTTTTCAAATGAAAAAATAAGACAGCAAGGTATTATCGATGTGTTGGCTCTTAAAATTAGACAATCTGATTTATCTCCTGCTGAACGAAAAAAAGCGGCCGATCAGACCTTAAAAATTGATAACGAGCTGCATCAAAAAGAAATGTATTTCGCAAATGAAAATTTAAGGATTGTTCAACTTGAACAGTCTGTTAAATCTAAAAAAGACCTTCAAGCCATTCAAGATGCAAAAAATCGTGTAACTCAGACCATTGCGGAAGATAACCGATTTGAACAAAGTGTTAAAAACAGAGTTGGAAGGGTTAATAACACACTTGCAAAGGCTGCTGATACTAAAGAAGCAAGGGAAATAAAAAGCACTCAAACGATATTAAATGAACGGGGTAAGGTCTTAGATAATGAAAATAAAACAGAACTTATTTTAGAGGAAAACTATAATAAAAGAACTGAGAAGATCAAAAAACTTTATACAGATGAAATTTCGTTGATTGATAAACAGTCTTCTTTTGAAAAATGGACTTCCGATAAGATAGAAGCTGCAAAAGCCGTAGTCTTTGATAAGGAACGTAAAAGACTGGAAGATATTGCGACAATAAGAACTAATTTACTTATCGACCAAATGCAAAAAGAGCTAAAAATAATTCAATTGCAGGAGGATGAAAAAACGGTAATAGGTGGTAAAACATTTCAAATGCAAAAAGATGACTTGCAAAGAAATTATAACGCATCTGTCGAGCAAAATCGCTTAAAATTAGAGAACGATAAAAATTATGTTGATCAATCTGATTTAATTAATCAGCAATTTGCAACCGATTCAGCGAATTTGGATAACTCAATTTCTGAAAATAGAAAACAGTTATGGTCAAATGATATTGAAAATCAATTAACTTTTGCCGCTTCCGGATTAGACAGAGAAACCGAGTTAAAAAAACAAGCACTTGATATTCAAAGAATAAATGAGCTTAAAAATGCAAATTTAACAGCTACCGAAAAAGAAAATATAAATAAAAAATATGCTAAGGCTGAACGTGATTTAGATAGGCTGTCTTTACAAACAAAATTATCTATTGCATCATCTACCGCAAATTCGCTTGCTGAGATTTTCGGTAAAACTACTCAGGCGGGAAAGGTTGCAGCGTCTATAGGCATTACAATTGACTCTATTGCAGGATCTATTAAAGCGTTTAATTCTATGGCTGAAATACCTGTAGTTGGACCTGCTTTAGGTGTTATTGCAGCCGACGGTGTAATAGCAACAGGAGTACAAGCCGTAAAACAGGTGTGGGCTGTATCAGAATCCGGAACATCAACAGTCCCAAATACTTCATCCCCTGTAACTTCCGTAGCTACTCCCGGCAGCTCGACAATATATACCAATTTGCCGACTATTAGTAGCATGTACGGATCAAATGCAAGCCAAAATGAGACAGCGCAAATCATTGCACAGTCAGTACCTAACCCTGTAGTATCCGTAACTGAAATAACTACAATGCAAAATGTTGTATCAGTAAAGGAAAATTCGAAACTTTAATGTATATTTGCAATCTATAGAAAAAACTATTTATATTAACGTTAATTAAAAATTAAAATTATGCCTGTAACAAGTTGTAACAAAAAATTAGCTGCTGATTTGGCTGCGAATTGCACCAACCCTGTAGTCGAAGGAAAGGAGTTAAACGGATATTTGTTGAATCGTAGCGATGTCGACATAGAAGCCACCATCGCCACCAAAATAGCCGGATCTAATAACCTTTATGCTTCTCTGATAAGAAAAACAGGGGCTAAAGGTTATCAAATGACGAACGTCAAAGACGAAGATGTCGAAAAGGTGGACGGTGCAAATGTCAATCGATGGAAACACGTTCTTTCTTTCGTATTGCTCGATGATGGTGATGTACCCGGTTCGGTAATTGAGTCGCTTGGTAGAAAAGATGGTGATGGATTTGTGGCTGTAACCGAAAATATTTACAAGGATTTCGGACGTACCCTTTCCCCTGGTAGTTCTGCATTTCAAATTGACGGACTTGAAACTCCATTGCGCTCAACCGGACAGTCAATCAAGAATACAAAATCATCTACCGATACTGCCGGCGGATGGGCTGCTGGTTTACAGTGCGAAGATAACCACCCACGTACAGGATGGTACTCTACCTCATACACCGCAACAAAGGCGTTATTTGATGCCCTTGGAACTGCTGCCGTGTAATGGATATGAATGAACAGATATTAGCAAGGGCGTACAATTCGGATATTGATTCCGGTGTACGCTCTTATGTTTTGAGCTATTATGAATTTTTGTTTAACAAAACGGTTTCCGATCAACAATGTTCAAATTGCATACATGATGCAGCCGTTGAAATATTAGTTAAAATCATGGACAAAAGAAAATATATTATTTTTGCACACATTCCAATTCTTCACAAAGGAAAGTGGTATACTCAACCGACTTTAACGGATGAAATTGCGGAGGAATATTTAAAAGAGAATCCAAAGGATATTGTAAAGTTTAAGAAGTTTCCAAAACAGTCACAAAAAAAAGCGGTATAATTACCGCTTTTTTAATTAATATCTTTTTCCGTGTCTATACTCTCGAGTAGCATTGAATTGTCTTTTTAACTCAATGTGTCTGTCAATATTTATATTTAAAGCACCGACTAAGTTGAAAAGGAGAATAAAAGAATCAGCAATTTCATCTTCAAAAGTGTCTTTTACTTGCTCTTTGAAAAGATCAATAAACTTTTCGGTTTTACCTTGTTTTGTAAAGCCACTCAGATTACCGCTAATAGTATAGTCATTTGTCAAATTCTTAGTGTCGTTTATATTTACTCTTTTATTCTTTCTGTCGGCTTCTAAAGCTTCTGATAGCTCAGAAACTATAAGCATAAGCGTCTGTCCAATATTACACTCCTTTACGTCAAATCCTTTTAATTTATTTGCTTCGTAAATCTCTTCTGATATTTCGTTCAGTGTTTTATTCATTTTTAAAATGGTTTACTAATTTGTAATACTCCTCCAATTAGTCTCTTACCTGTCGATTTTTCAAAACAGCGAGTTGAAACCTTATGTTTAGTTTCGTAGTCAGAAAGATGCTGAATTGCATCTTTCACGGTTTCCACTTCAAATTCAAATACTACTAAATTTGAATCACGGGCTTTAAATGTCATAACTCATTGAATATCAGAACGGTAGGTCATTTGGCTGTATATTCAACGAATTTGGATCGTATATTGGGGCTCCGAACGGTTCAATCGGATTGGGTTCTGCGTGACTTCCATCTCCTATTGGTGGTTGTGGTTTTAGTTCGGGTGCTGGAGAAGCCCAACCAGTTACATCGCTTTCCGGAGCTTCATAGCCGTGAACTTGCTCAACTTTATCAACGATCTGAATTTTAGCATTTACATATCCCTTATCATTTTTGATGTAAATAATCTCGGCATCAATAACTCCGAAACGTTCGACATGATCAAATGTAAAGTTTGAGCAATTCAAGCCAAATGCGTACGTTGTAACACCGTTATATTCTCCAGCCTTAATAAGTGTAGCTACCTGCTCTTTCGTCGCTCCTGCCCCCGCCGCTGCCATTGCTAAGACGTTTGCATCTTCTTTATTGTCAACAGAACAGAAAAGCGATTTAATGCAGTAATTATCGCCCTCTTTGATTGATTTTTTAATGATTTTTACTTTCATTTTTTTTGATTTGTTTTAAATTATTT